GGATGGGCGACAGACCAGACAGAGTACACCAGCCCGGAATTATCCATCCTCAAAACGTGGTACATCCATAATAAATTTCTAACAAGGCAGGATATTGAAGGGCTGTTAAATGAAAAAGATGAATATTATCGCAGCGTTTACACCTACGGAAATTGGGGGGTTATCGGCGATGTCATCTTTACGAATTGGCGCGTAGAGGATTTATCCGGGATGCGCGACCAGTTCACGAACACGCGCAACGGGCTAGACTTTGGCTTCGCGTCTCATCCGGCGGCAATCAGCCGTAGTCACTATGACGCAAAGCGGAAGATAATCTATATCTTTGACGAACTCTATGAGACCGGGCTTACAAACGATTTATTGGCAGAAGAAGCCTTACGCATTTGCGGAGGGGAGCGTATAATAGGGGATAGTGCAGAGCCGAAAAGCATCGCGGAGATGCAGAGGAAAAATGTCCACATCACCGGGGCAAAAAAGGGGAAGGATTCGATCACCTTCGGTATTGACTGGCTGAAACAGCATACAATCATAGTGGATAAACGATGCGTAAACCACCAAAAGGAATTACAGCAATACCAGTGGAAAAAGGACGCGAGTGGAAACGCGGTCACACCGCCCAAGCCGGTGGACAGGAACAACCATCTTATTGACGCGCTGCGGTATGCGTATGAGGATGAAATGCGCGGATACGATTATTCTAAAGCTGTTGATTTTGCATGAGGTGAGAAATGAGTATTATAGACAACGCCATGTATCGGCTCGGAATTACGACGCGGGCGAAATTCAAAGAACTTGTAGGTGAGGCAGTCAAGCGGGAACTTGAAAAAATGCCGTACTGGTTGGACGGCACGCCGGAGGCGGAGCGCAATAATCTCCCCGACCCGATTATCTTTGCAAATCAGGCGGATATGTACCGCTTATCCCCCATGCCGCAGACCGTGCCGACTATCACCGAGGATGTATTCTGTCAGCGCGACTATGGCGGTTTTCATCGTTCCCCGCGCTGTATCACGTAGGGCTTTTTTTACCTTCTTATCGTCGCGGACAGTAAATCGGAATTGCATTAAATCGTAACCTCATTACCCTTATCGTCCGTAAGGTAGCAGTCACAGTTATACCCACCGCAGGTCATAGACGCTCCCGGCTTGCGTGGAATATAGTTCTTTTTTAGATACCATGAGGCGCGGTGTTTTGTCCCGTCAAGTTCCTGACACTCAGGACAATGCTGTTCTGTCTCTCCCAAGTGCCAAGTAAGCATTTTATTCTTTTCCGCAAACAACCGCCCGGCGTTATAAATACCCTGTACCGTACCAATATATCCAGCGGCGCGAGCCTCCGCCCACTTGAAGTAATCAAATTCCTTGTCTTTCTTCAAATCTTTTGCACTTTCAAATAATCCGTCAATATGACCGAATTCTTCCTCTGTCCTAACTGCCAGCCAGTCCGCCGCGTCATCGTCCAGTGGAAACTTTTGCCCGCCGTCTATCCATCCCAAATCAAACGCTTCGCTGAAAGCGTCCACCATCGCCCGCTTGAACATATTGCGTGACGATACAAGACTCCCACCGTCAAAATATGCAATGATTGCCTGTATGATTGAGTCGTTGTAAATGGACGTAATGCCGGGCAGATCGCCACCCGCCTTGATTGCCCCAACCCTACGGGCGCGGGTACGCAAACCAACGGGCAACCATATATCCAGCCTGTCGGCATACATTATGGCTTTTTGGAGGCTATCGAGTAACTTGTTCAAGTGCCTTGACTCCAAGTTCAATCCCGCGCAATATTCCCGCCGCGCTTTGTTGTGGCTTTAGCTTCTCAATTTCCACATCAAATAGTTTGGCGATTTCCGCTTTATCATCCAAGATTGAGGGCAGCTTTGCCTTAACTGAACGAAGCACTCCGGCGGGTATATACGCGCTTCTGAACTCGCCAGCTTTCTCTTTTCCGCGTAAGGTCATACGCCGCCAGCGCATCATATCATCAATCGCCGCCTTTGTCGCTTCGTCCATGTCGCTTGTCTCTTGCGATTGCACCGGCGCAGATTCTGGAGCCGGCTGGGGCTTTACCTCAACCGGAGCGGACTTCGCCTCACTCATCAGTTTATTGTCGCGCTCGTCGCCTAACGGGTCATCCTGATAAAACTCGCGGCGCGTTTCTCCAAGCGTGTGGCTGCGCTCATACGCCGCCTGTTCTTCCAGTTTCAGCTTTCTATCCACTACGCGAGGATCGTCAAATACGCAGACAAGTTTTCGCCCATACGCGGGCAGGATTTCGCCTGTTGTCTTTTGTGCCAGCAGTTCCAACGATTGCCACAGCGTCTTTTCGGCATACGTGGCGCGAGCAGCCAGAGCGTTGGCTTCTGTTGCATTTTCGGAAAGCATCGCCAATAGACCGGGGCAGGTACGGTTAAAAATGTCTGTAGTGTTTTGCTTAAGCGTGGCGATAAAATCCATGTCCTTGCTTGACATGGCGCGTGACATCCACGAAACAGTATCGCCTGTTCCGCGCAGCATCATCATTTCGTTTTTCATTACGGCGTTCTGCTTTTCGGCTTTGATGTCCTTCCATGCCTCATCAGATACCCAATCCTTAAATGCAAGAATGGACGGCGGCATACCCTGATAATTATTATACGTTCTGGATACCGTCTGCCTCATTCCGAGGTCGCCGCGAATTGTTTCAGCGAGGCTTTCCATGATGGATAATCCCCAATAGGGTGATGACGGGTTGAAGTTCTTGAAATGCACCACTTGCCACGTTGGGAGCGGAATTGGCTCACCACCATCGCCGGGAAAGTAAACGTATCCCTTTAGAAACATACGCCCATCCGGTACGGGCTGTATTTTCTGGTACGGGATTTGCCATATCTCAGTGGGGGGTGTGTATTTATCCGGTCTGTTCAGCCACCAGATATGATTTCCGTTTAGCTTGTACCCCCGAATGGTATTCCCTAAAAACTCCATTCCGCTTTCAAGTGGGTTTGGATTTCTCATCAGCACTTCAAATTCATGATTTGGAATATCACGGGTTTCCTCTCCAACCATGCGCTTGACGTTCAGCTTCGATAAGCCGACATCCCCGGCGAGAATATCCAACGCCGTTCCTAGAATGGGGGATAAGCGGTACATATCCGCCTGATTTGCAAAGATAATCGGGTCGGGGAGATTATTGCGCTCCGCCTCCGGCGTGCCGTCCAACCAGTACGGCATTTTTTCAAGTTCCCGCTTGACTGCCTCACCTACAAGTTCTTTGAATTTCGCCCGCGTCGTAATTCCGAGCCGATACATGGCGTTGTCTATAATACTCATTTCTCACCTCATGCAAAATCAACAGCTTTAGAATAATCGTATCCGCGCATTTCATCCTCATACGCATACCGCAGCGCGTCTATAAGGTGGTTGTTCCTGTCAACGGGCTTCGGTGGGTTGACTGTGTTCCCGTTTGCGTCTTTCTTCCATTGATACTGCTGTAATTCCTTGACATGGTTGACGCAGGTTTTATCCACGATGATTGTTTGTTGCCTCAACCAGTCTACGCCAAACGTGATTGAATCTTTCCCCTTTTTTGCCCCTATGATACTAACTCCGCGCTGTTGCATCTCTGCAATTGATTTAGGCTCCGCGCTGTCGCCTATTATACGCTCGTTACCACAGATGCGTAACGCCTCCTCGGATAGCAGGTCGTTCGTCAACCCGGTTTCGTACAATTCACCAAAGATATAAATTGTCTTTCGCTCCACGTCGTAGTGACTTCGGCTTATCGCCGCCGGGTGGGAGGCGAAGCCGAAGTCAAGCCCGTTGCGTGTGTTTGTAAACTGGTCGCGCATCCCTGATAAATCCTCGATGCGCCAGTTTGTAAAAATGACATCGCCCAACGTCCCCCAGTTCCCGTATGTGTAAACGTTGCGGTAGTATTCGTCTTTTTCGTTTAGCAGTCCTTCAACGTCCTGCTTTGTCAAAAACCTGTTATGGATATACCACGTTTTGAGGATGGATAATTCCGGGCTGGTGTACTCTGTCTGGTCTGTCGCCCATCCGTTCGAGGCAAAGTAATCCTCATAAATCCAGTGGCTTTGGTAGATGGGGTTAAATGTCATGTGGAGGCGTTTTGCTATCCCTTCCTCGCCGCCGCGCTGACGCTTCAATAACTGCTTTACATCGTCCCGCTGTATTTCAGTCGCTTCCTCGATCCATATATCCGTAATCGCGCCCTTTTCCGGGGTGATGGATTTTATCTTTTCCACGTCATCCAGCCCGGCAAATAAAGCCTGGTATCCATTCTTGCAGGTGATAATACCTTCGCTTTTGTTTACGTCAAAGTATTCTGTCAAGCCCGCGTCCGTGATCGCCTTGCGTATCTCGTTGATTACCGAACGCCTCAGTGTCCTGGCTACTGCTCGGCATATCAGCCAGTTACGCCCGCCAGCCAGCAGGTCAAGCGGGCATTGTTGCGCCTTGAATACGGATTTGCCGGAGGACGAACCGCCATACAGGATTTGTACCCTGCTGTTGTTTTCCAGCAGGGGCAGGTAGATGTCATTTATCGTTATTGTCGTTTGTGACATCACTCGCCTTTTTTATCAGCACGTTCAACGCCTCGCCGCCGCTGGTCAGGTCTACTTCGTCCTTCGGCTTCCCAAAGGCGTATTCTAAAAACGTCTTTCTATCCGCTGGATTTCGGCTGGTTGAAAGCACCCGAAGCAACGCCTCAATGCGCGTGATAACGTCGCCGTCGGTACTCTGTAGCTCCTCGGCGGCGATTTGCTGCGCCAGTTTACGGAGGGCGGTAAATGTCTTAGGCTTGCCGTTGACGCGCCGATTTGCCCGCTTGCCTCCGAATTGGGTATCTTTGGGCGGCTTCTTAAACCCTACTTCGTAAGGTTCTTTTCCCACATTTTTCCCTGATTCTTCGGTCATTCAAGCCTCTTGATTGATAGCTCAGGAAACGCTAAAGACATGCGCTCTAATATCAAAGCACAATAAGACGGATCGCGCTCGTTCCCGTAGCACGTTTTGCCTGTTTTTTCCGCTGCCATAAAAGTGGTTCCATTACCCGAAAAACAATCTACTATTGGTAAATCAGGCAACATACTCATAATATCAATCCATAAATCAAGGGGCTTTGCGGGTGGATGTTTATCCTCTACGAGAGCAGCCCAGCGGGCTGCTCTCAATTCTTCTGGAAAGCCGCTTGAATAATCAAATAAATCGAAGTTTCGTTTCTTGGCTATTTTCCCATAAATCAATATAGGCTCAATAGTTCTCAGATTAAATGCACTTGCTCCGGCTGAAGCGTTACGCTTCAGCCAAAACCCGTAATCTCTCGGTTCGGGATAAAGGCGCGTATTCTTTGGACCAGGAGAGAAAATCACGCACTCTGCATCTGATACTGCCCCAAACCACGATAAACAAAAATCGGCGTATTTATCCTTTGTCATTTCGTCGTCCATGCCGTTGTATTCAAATCCAATGTTATATGGCGGGTCAGTTAAGACACAATAAGGATTATTGTTTGTCAATTTCAAAATATCGGCTTTATTTGTAGAATCACCACAAAGTAATTTATGTTTTCCGATAGAAAATAAATCACCATGTTTTACTCCCCAACGTTCTATTGCTTTTCCGCCATCAATCTGCAACTCTTCACCTGGCACACCCACCTCTTTTACCCCCATCCCCTCCAGCATTCCCCCGAATACCTTATCCTCCCGCTTCAACGCGGACAAAATGCCGTTATCCCCCGCGCTCATGGCGGCAAGGAGGTCGATGTCTGGATTGTACGACTGCTTGCCCGATTCGTTATCTTCGATGCCGAGGGCTATCGCTTCGGGGCTGGTCGGGTCTAAGTCGTCTCTTACGGTGACAACCAATTGATTCCCCGTAGTATGAACGATTACAACTTCATCAATCCCCGCATCCCGCGCTTTTTCGGCGGTAAGGTTTCCAGCCATAATGACGGGTTTATCTGTGTTCTTTCCGGCGGCTAAAATGCCCCGCCCCACCCCCCGGCGGCGGATGGAGTTTTCGACGATCTGATGCCCGCGTTGGGTATGCTTGTTTGCATTATTGGGATCGGGGAGGATGTCATCAATTGACTTTGTTTCGACTTTTGCCACGTTTGCCCTTCAATCGCCGCGCCCGCCCGATGCGGTAGTAATATTCGAGAGCGGCGGCGCGTTTTTGTTTTTTGGTCATACAGGGGATTATACTCCAAAATTTGTAATGAAATATTAATCTAAATTTAATCTATTTTTTTTGCGTATAGGGTATAAATGGGGCATAGGAATAACCTATGCCTGCCCGGAGGACTCCGGGACGACACACTGCCCCGCCGTTTGCCCATCTCCCCAGTAGGAGGTGAGGCAAACAGGGAGGCACGAGCCAACCAGCGCAAGCCCGGCGCATGACGGGCAAAGCCGAGCCAGGGCATTATACGGGCTAGAAAAGGAAATACAATGAATATCAATACAGTAAGTAAACAATGGGCAAGCCGCCCCAACGATGAGAGATATACGTCGTTGGAAGAATTGAAAGCGACGGTTGCTAAA